GATACACAGCAGATTCCTTTCATTAACAGAGTTCAGAATTTCCCGTATCCCAAACATTTTGAGAAGCTGCAAGTGGATGAAGTTGAGATGAGGAGGACCACACTGAGATGCCCAGGTGATGTGAATTTTTTCCTACAATCGAAGTACGAAGGAGCGGTGTCAACCACTTCAACTGTGCAACGATCGGTCTCATCTGAGATGATAGGCGGTAAGGGAGTACTAAACAGTGTTTCCAAACCACTAAAAGGGAAAATTGTAACTTTCACTCAGGCTGATAAATTTGAGTTAGAGGAGAAGGGCTATAAGAACGTGAACACCGTTCATGAGATCCAGGGAGAAACCTTTGAAGATGTGTCGCTGGTCAGATTGACGGCAACTCCACTGACTCTGATTTCCAAGTCTTCCCCGCATGTTCTAGTCGCTCTGACTAGACACACAAAGAGCTTCAAATATTACACCGTAGTGTTAGATCCTTTAGTACAGATAATTAGTGATTTGTCTTCTTTAAGCTCCTTCCTTTTAGAAATGTATATGGTAGAAGCAGGTAGTAGATAGCAATTACAGATGGATGCAGTGTTCAAAGGTCATAATCTCTTCGTGGCAACACCTAAATCAGGAGACTTTCCAGATCTGCAGTTCTATTATGATATATGCCTCCCTGGTAATAGTACTATATTTAACAAGTATGATGCTGTTACCATGAGGTTACGTGATAATAGTCTTAATGTGAAGGATTGTGTTCTTGATTTTTCCAAAAGTATTCCGATGCCAAAGGAGGTGAAACCATGTCTAGAGCCAGTTTTGCGTACCGCGGCGGAACCGCCAAGGGTTGCAGGACTACTCGAAAATCTGGTTGCAATGATTAAAAGAAATTTCAACGCACCAGACCTGACGGGGACGATTGACATTGAGAGCACCGCATCTGTTGTAGTAGATAAGTTTTTTGATAGCTATTTTATTAAAAAAGAAAAATACACAAAAAATATTGCTGGAGTGATGACGAAGGATTCAATGATGAGATGGTTGGGAAAACAGGAAAGAAGTACTATTGGACAGTTGGCTAACTACAATTTTGTAGATCTGCCGGCCATCGATCAGTACAAGCACATGATCAAGGCTCAACCAAAACAGAAATTGGACCTTTCAATTCAGAATGAATACCCTGCTCTGCAAACAATTGTCTACCATTCGAAGCAGATCAACGGTATTTTTGGCCCGGTTTTCTCAGAGCTTACAAGGTTGCTGCTCGAGGCAGTTGATTCTCAGAAGTTTCTTTTCTTTACTAGGAAAACTCCAGAACAGATTCAAGAATTTTTCTCGGATCTCGACTCGCACGTTCCTATGGATGTGTTAGAACTGGATATTTCTAAGTATGATAAGTCACAGAACGAGTTTCATTGTGCTGTAGAGTATGAAATATGGAAAAGATTGGGTCTCAATGAGTTTTTGGCCGAAGTGTGGAAACAAGGGCACAGGAAAACAACTTTGAAGGATTACATTGCTGGAATCAAGACATGTCTGTGGTATCAAAGGAAAAGCGGTGATGTGACTACTTTCATCGGCAATACTGTTATAATAGCAGCTTGCTTGGGTTCAATGTTACCGATGGAAAAGGTCATAAAAGGTGCTTTTTGCGGAGACGATTCCGTTTTGTATTTTCCGAAGGGTTTGGATTTCCCTGACATTCAGTCATGTGCTAATCTCATGTGGAACTTTGAGGCCAAACTGTATAGAAAGAGGTACGGTTACTTTTGTGGTAGATACATCATACACCATGATAAGGGAGCAATAGTGTATTATGATCCTTTGAAGTTGATCTCCAAACTTGGGGCAAAACATATCAAGGATTATGACCACTTAGAAGAGTTAAGGGTGTCTTTGTGTGATGTTGCTTGTTCGCTCGGAAACTGTGCTTACTTTCCGCAGCTGAACGCAGCTATCAAGGAGGTTCATAAAACCGCGATTGATGGTTCGTTTGCTTTTAATTGTGTTAACAAATTTTTGTGTGATAAATTTTTATTTAGAACTTTGTTTTTAAATGGCTGTTAGTCTCAGAGATACTGTCAAAATTAGCGAGTTCATTGATCTTTCGAAAC